CCTTGAAATTCCTAATAAAGTAGACTATGAATCTGGCCCCAATTGGGGTATAATAAAATAAAAGAGGAGAAAACTATGAACAAAGTTAAACAAGTATTGGCACTGGCACAAGCTCATCCAAAAATATCTATCGCTGTAGTGGTAGTAATCATCGCTATATATTTTTTAGTAAACTAGGAACTATATGAGTTATGGCCTATTTAAATGCAAACATTCCTGTGATGTATTCACAGATCAGGAGAGAATATCTCTATGATCTTAAAGAACATCATGGAGAAGTTGAAGACTGTATTATCTTTGGCCTGGCATCAATTACAGGGCGTCCTATACTCTTTCATGCAATTATGGAAAACGGTGCTGTATTCTATCGGCTGCCGATATCCGCTTTCATTCAAAGAGACTATAACGCAAAAGAAGTTCCTCGATATAGGCTTGATGAGCTGGAGCTATGGAATTGCTTTAGTTACTATCCTAGTGTTACTTCTTTTGATATCCTAGACGGACAGTCAGGAAAATATTTCGGAAAAGATAAAAAAACTCATGCGGGTGCATATCTTTTTACTGTTGACTGGGCGCACCCAGAGAGTAATATAGTAGATACAGATCATTCTGAAATTCCGCACGAACATAAGTGCGCACACATTCTCGCTCTAGAGGATGGAAATTATGCAGCACAACCTAACAATCGTATCCTTTGGGATATACCTTCGTTTACAGTAAGAGACGAAGTTCCAGATTGGAAAGTGCAAACTTCTGAATGGAATGTAGAAGACACGGGTAAATGGAAAACGGAAGATACTGATAGGTTCTTCTATAAAATTGAGGAAAAAAAAGATGATTAAAAAATGGATTATAAGACCAATAAAAAAACTTTGGAATAAATTATTTTCTAATGACTAAATGTAAAAATTGTCATTGTAATTGCCACTGTGATAGTGCAATACATCTACCAAAAGATGAATTAGATAAAGGTGGAGCATGCGTATGTGATACTTGTAATTGTGAAAAAAGCAAAGCACAAGATTTGACTTATGAAAATAATGGTGGTCTTGTAATAGATGACACAGATGAATGTGAAAGTTGTCAGTAATTATGGACAAATTTATAAAGTATCATTTTACGGGAGCGTTAATTATATTATTATGCCTTCTAGCTTTCTGTGGAGGACCAACTCAAGCAGATACTACACAAACAAACACTTCTGGATCTAACACAGCTATTGAAGGTGGATATGAATCAACTACTACAACTACCTATGAATCAGGTTCTGAATCTACATCAACAACTACTAATACTACAAATTCAGATATAAGATCTTCACCACCCTCAGCTGCAGCGCCATCATATAACAGTATGACACAAGATGTATGTGCCGTTGGAGTTTCTGCAGGAATACAAACTTTTGGTTTAGGTTTATCTGGTGGTAAACATGTAATAGATAAAAATTGCGAAAGATTAAAATTAGCAAGAATATTAAATGACTTTGGTATGAAAGTTGCTGCTGTTGCTATTCTTTGCCAAGATGAGCGTGTATTTGAATCAATGATTCAAGCAGGAACTCCCTGTCCAATTGATGGAAAGATTGGTAAAGAAGCTAAAAAACTTTGGGCTAAATACGATCATGAAAGACCTGATTATGACATATATGTAAAACGTATGAAGGAGCGAGAAAAAAAAGAAAAAGCAATAGCTAAAAAGAAAGCTTTAGAAGAAAAAAGAATAGCTAAAGAACAAGCTAAAATGACAAAAGAATTTGATGAATTTGACAAGCAAGTAGAAAAAAAGATCGAAGAAAAAAAGAAAGATATAAACTGGGAGTCACCTAAGTAATGCCCAAGCCAGTTTTAAAATGGATAGTAAGATTAAGAATGTGGTATGCAGATCTTCGTGGTCATCATGGTAAAAAATGGAATTATGAACCTTCAAAACATTATATGAAGAAAAAATGAT